GGGCAAACCTGTTCGCGCCTGCCGGGTACATGTGCGGGTGCTGGCGCAGATTTCACAGCATCGGTCAGTTCGATTCTGACAGCCCGCTGCCCCTTTTTCTCTCCATACTTTTCCTTAGCTGACAGCCGGGAAAGACCGGCATTATATGAACTGCCAAACGCCGCATGAAGCAAAGGCAGGAAGAAAAACCAAACAGGAGGATTGAAAGATGGACACCACCACCAAAACCCCGAAAGCCTGCATCGGCGATATGTTCCCCAGTGTGTTTCCCGGAATGCCGATGTTCGCCTATGTTCCCAACCCATACGACTGCGGACGGCCCGCCAAGGTCTACCCCGGTGACAATACCTACTATTGCGTGAAAGGTGCGCCGCTCTGCGCAGTGGATGCAGAGGATGCCGCACTACTGGCAATTCGTCGCACGGTATGCCGCACCATGAATCAGTGTTACGGCACGGCCACGCCCGCGCAGGCCGCTGCTGTTGAAGCTGGCATCAAGTACGGATGGAGTGACCGCCGCGCGAATCCTGCGCTGTATGACGCTGACGGCGCGTTTTGCGGGTAACATCCACCCACGGAGGTATTGCGAATGGGCAGACCGCCGAAGCGGAATCTGAACTATTCAACGTGGGATGTGGATGTTCTGGAAAACGACACCTCTATTGACAATTTGATTGATGCACAAGGCCCGGCGGGCTTTTATGTCTACTTTGCCCTGTGCCAAAAAGCCTACGCCACCGATGGTTATTTCTACCGCTGGGGATATGACAACGCCGCATCGACAGCGCGCAAGCTGGGCGGCGGGTTGAAGTCAACCCAAGTTCGGGCAATCGTTGATCTGTGCGTGTCTTTAGGACTTTTCGACAAAGCCTTATTTACAACGGACGGAATATTAACTTCTCGGGCGATACAAAGCCGTTATCTGGACGGCATCGCACGGCGTACAGGCGAAATACCGATTATTGTTGAATACTGGCTTTTAGAGGTTACACCCCGCGCCGGTTTAGTTTTCGTACACAAAAACGGAGAAACCGCATACAAAAACCCAAATAACAAACAACAGAAACCGAGTTTCTGCACAGAAGATTATATTAGACAAAATGAAATAAACCCCCAACATAATCTTCCCCAGAAATCGGCTGTTGAAAACAGGCGGGAAAGCTGCACCCGCATTATGGCCTTGCTGCAAGCATTTACTGGTATCAATATGCAGGGCAATAAGCAGACAAGAAAACAGGTGTACAGCTTGTTTGACCGTGGCTACACAGAAAAGGACGTGAAAGCCGTCATCGGTATGGCCGCAGACAATGATGCACCGTTCCCGCCGCCTGCACAGCTTTTCGGGCCTATGTTCGACCAACTGATTACAACCCCGGCAGACAGCGCCCCGCGCGATCATTACGCCGCGCTGCCGCCTGCCACAAAGAAAGGACGTGCATTCAATGGCGGATATTAAATACACCATGCCGCCGCCTACCGAAGATGTAGAGCAAATGTGCCTGTTCCGCTGGGCCGATGCCCAAAGCGGCAAATATCCCGAACTTTCCCTTATGTACCATATCCCAAACGGCGGCAAGCGTGGGAAAGCCGAAGCGGCCCGCTTCCGCGCAATGGGTGTGAAATCCGGCGTGCCGGACATCTTCCTGCCTGTCGGCGTTCAGAAGATAGATTCCGTTGATCGCGGCCAGTATACCATTATCCGTACCAAGTACAACGGCCTGTACATCGAATTGAAGCGTCTGCGCGGCGGTACGGTATCAGCTGCACAGAAACAGTGGATTGCCCGCTTGCGTGATACCGGTTATGCCGTGGAAGTCTGCAAGGGCTGGGAAGCTGCCGCCGCAGTCATCACGGATTACTTGGAGGGGCGGTACAAACCGCAATACCAGCCATGAAAACAGTACAGCAGATCATGCAGGAAACCGGCGCAGAAGCCAACATTCGCAATTTCCGCTATATGCAGGAAAACTACACCTACAAACAGAAAATTCGCCATGCGGAAAATGTCGCCCGCAGTTATCAGGACAAATGCAGCGAAATGGGCCTGAACTGTCACATATCAGTTGGTGGTTTGGATTCCATCACCTTGCATTACTTCCTTGAAGCGTGCGGCGTACATGTTCCCTGTGTCAGTTGTTCTTCCCTAGAACAGAAAGGCGTGCAGGCTGTACACAAGCAGATTGCCGCCGAAATGGAAAACACCTACTCGGCGCGGGAATGCCTGGGCGCGCACATGGCCCTGCCGCAGGATGAGATCGACACCATCACAGACCCAGATACCAGAGCGCAGGAACAGGCCCTGCACGATGCCTGCCCGCCCGTACCCCGCATGTATTTCTTGAAACCTCTGAAACCGAAAACCAAAGTCATTGAAGAATTGGGCTGGCCCGTGCTTAGCAAAGAGATTGCGGGCAAGATCAGTCTGTTACAAAACCCGACACCAAAAAACGCCACTGTTCGCCATGCAATCATTACGGGCGAAACAGGCGAATATGGTGGATTCCAGAAAAACAGCCGAATGAAACTAAGCCAAAGATGGCTTGAAAAGTTCGGCGGCGCAGATGAAGAAGGCGCGTCACTTGGGTATGCTGCGGCCCCGTTCAAGGTGTCTGAACGCTGCTGCTATTATCTCAAAGAAAAACCGTGTGACGATTGGGCCAAAGAACACAACAGCGTTCCGTATCTTGGCTTGATGGCATCCGAGGGCGGACGCAGAGAAAAAAGCCTTATGATGCACGGGTGCAATTACTACGGTAAAAGCACCATCCGAAGCGCACCGTTCGCCATATTCAGCAGGCAAGACATTTTGCAACTGGCCCTTGATTTGAATGTTCCCATCCCGGCGGAATATGGCGAGATTGTCCGAGACAAGGACGGAACGCTGCGCACCACCCTTGCGCAGCGCACAGGCTGTACGATGTGCGGTTTCGGCATCCAGCTGGAACAGCGCCCAAACCGGTTTGATCGCCTGCGCAGCGCAAACCCCAAAGAATGGGAATTCTGGATGCGCCATGTTTGTCGTGACGATAATGGTGACTGGTATGGATGGGGCCGCGTACTCGACTACATCGGCGTGGAATGGGAAAACGAACCCGGCCAGCTACCCGGTCAAATGTCTATTGAGGATTACCAAACGTGAACAACAGCAAGAAACGCCACTGCGGCAGTGCGTACCGCCGCTTTGAAACCATGATGAACTATTACGCCAAACCCGGAAAAGACCGTACCAAAGCTAAACAGCGCCCAAAGAAGAAAAGGAGCAAGAAAAAGTGAAAACCATCGTCATTTTGAATTTAAAGGGCGGTGTCGGCAAGACCACCACCGCAACAAACCTTGCATACGAACTTTCCAACATCGGCGAGACACTACTGATTGATGCCGATAAGCAGGGCAACAGCACCGAGTTCTACAGCATCCACGATTTTACCCACGGTCTGGGCGATGTGCTGACGGCCAAGACTGCCGCTGATGCCTGCGCCCTTCACGCTGCACTTCCGGCCCTGCACGCCAGCGGGAAGCCGTATCCGCATCTTCGTATTCTGCCCAGCGACTACCGCCTTATGAAGTCGAACATTTCCCTGTTGCTGGACACGTCCAGCGGGCGCGATAAGCGTCTGCGCCGCTACCTTGCGGAAAATGAAGGTGTGCTTGAATTCGTTGTTGTGGACTGCGCCCCGGACATCGACATGGCAAGCATCAACGCCCTTATGGCAGCAGACCTTGCCATCGTGCCGATCACGCTGGACAAGAACGCCCGCAAGGGTCTTGCCGAGGTATGGGAGCAAATCGAAGCGGCCCAGCAGGAAAATCCAAAGCTGAAAGCCTACGCCCTTATTACCCGCTTTCGCCCCGATCAAAAAGAGAAAATCGCCGATGTGACCGACCTTAACTTACTGGGCACGGTTGTCCGCGAAAGCACACAGAAAGTCGAAAACGGAAACGACGCGGGCAAGCCGCTGTCGCTGTACAGTCGTTGGAGTAATGCCGCCCGAGATTTCCGCGTGCTGGCGGATGAAGTGTTGGAGGTGCTGGGCTGTGAACAGTTGTTGCCGCTCTGATCTGCCCGCCGCCCTCTTTATGGTGCTTGCCAAGGATGGCCGCGTTATGATGCAGACCAACGACCCCGCCTGCATCCCTTCCCCCGAAGATCAGAAAGCCATGAAAGCCGCAGGCTACAAAATCAAGGACAAACGAACATGAATGCACCCTGTTACCGATGCGCCCGGCGGGCCATCAACTGCCACACCGCCTGCACGGACTATGCCGAATACCGCAAAGTATGCAACCAGATACAGACAGCCCGCGAAGCTGAACGAATCCTTGACGCTGCTGATTCCGAGCGCGGCGACAAAATCCGCAAGGATGTTCGCAAAAACGGCCTATACAACCAGAGGAAAGGACGGAAACGATGATTGATCTTAACATTGCCGCCAACGGCACAATTATCCTGTACGAATGTGACCCTGCCAAGAACACGGCCTGTAAACATGAATGGTGCGCCGCCAACCACCCGAATGAACCGAATCTGCAATGCCACCGCACCACGAACCCAGATTTTGCACTGAAAGGAACCCGCCCTGTGCAAGTTGATACCAGAACCGGAAAGGAAGTAATTTTGTGAAAAACAAGCAAGCGCCCATCCGGCGCACCCAGACATCCGACCCCGCCAAGATGCGGCAGGACATCATCCGACAGTTTGAAACCCTGCCCGATGATACACGGGATATTATCGCACAGTTCTACATTATGGCCTTATCCGAAATGTTGCCGAAATGGCAGAAAACAGGTAATAAAGCCCGCAAAACCGCCGAAAAGAAGAAATAAATCGCTGTTTTGGTGTTCCATTGGAACACTCGGAGGGAACCAACATGAATCTGATTCAAGATGTTTTGAGCGCCGCCAGCACCCAGCCGGAACAAGATCACTTTACGCGCATCAAACTGGCCGACATCCTGCCAGACCCCGAAAATTTCTACGAAACAGACGGCATTGAAGAACTGGCCGCTGCCATTGATGCTTTCGGGCTGGAACAGCCCTTAGTTGTCCGCCCGGCGGATGAATCTGGCAAATACCGTCTGACCGGCGGACACCGCCGCCGTCTGGCCCTGCTGACCCTCTACGCCAAAGACCCGGAACGCTGGGCCGAAGTTGACGTGAAGATCACATCCAGTTTAGGAGCGCTGGCCGACCAAGCGCGGCTTATCCTTATGAACCGCACCACCCGCAAAGAAACCGAATATGAAAACATGATGGAAACCGTCAAGACCGCCGAAATCGCAAAAGAGTTCAAGGCCAACGGCGGCAAGGTAGAGGGCAAGACCCGCACTGCCGTTGCGGCGGCACTTGGCATTTCTTCGGCGCAAGCGGGCAAGTATCAGGCCATCTATAAGCACCTGTGCCCCACGCTGATGCAGCGTTACAAAGCGGGCACCATCGGCACGCAGGTTGCCTATGAACTTAGCAGCCTGCCAAACCGTCAGCAGGAAGAGATCGCCGCAACCTATCCTGTGCCTACAATGGAAGCGGTGCGCAAGAAGAAAGAATCTGTTCCCGAAACATTCCCAGACTGGGTGCTGCCTATGGCAAAAGAGTTTGTAAATAAAAAATGGGTACGCAAGCTGGAACATTTCAGCGCCGCTGCCTTGCAAGCACTTGCCACCACAACGGGCGGCACAAACCGCTGCGGCGGCATCACGGATACCAGCGCAAAGGGCATCCGCTTCTACTTGGGCGGTCAGCACGTACAGTACACATGGGCACAGTTCGTAAAAGCTTGTGCAGGCGTAGGCATTACCCCCGAACCGATGCCGAAGAAAGCAACCGCAGAGCCGAAAAAAGCACCTGTGACCCGTGCAGAAAGATATGCGACATTCATTAACGATAACTGCACAGATACCGTAGACGGTATGTGCGACAATGCCGATGGCATTTTGTCCCATGTCAAAAACGGTGTAATGATCGGATGCGCTGGATGCTGTCAGCTGTGCCTTGAAAAAACCACTTGCCCCACGGCTTGCACGCACTGCACCCCCAAGCAGACCCCC